AAATATGAATTTATTAACTCGCTATGCTGATTGATTCTTCTTGATGGACACAGCGGTGGACATTCCACGATAACTACCCCATCAACGACTGGCGAGCATATTACACTGTAGCGTTGAAATCGTCAGCAAACGATCTGTTGGTTAACATATGATGTTACATCACCGGGCAGTCGTCGAATTCTCCAGTCCGGGCATCGTTGATGATGAAAGTGATGACACCTTTTACAACCACCCTTTCCTCGCAGTCATCATCAGTGATGAAAACTTTGTTATCCGGCCTGTCCAGTTCTTCCAGGTGAGGCCTGGGAAATAACCGCAAGCGTAATAAACGAATCTGTTCATTGAGGTGGCATATCACAAGGCTACCATCTACCGGACTCAGTGAAGTATCCATGACCAGTAACGCGCCTTTTTTGATACCCTCCCGCCATGATGTTTCTGTGTATCGAACAAAAAACGTGGCCGATGGCTTTCTTATCAGTTCATGATCCAGACAGATACGATTTTCCATATAGTCTTCTGCCGGGCTTGGAAATTGAGAGGTGGTCATTACAGGCCTCCATTCGAGTTGAAAAGCATGAATGTGCGCTGCTCACCTTCCACACTGGAAATGTCCTTGAACGTGTTGACGTGGATTTCTATCCACTTGTTGGCCTGTCTTGGCGTCCAGTGCCAGTTGTTATTTGCCAGTTCACGGATAAAACCGCCTGTCGTCACAATACGTCTGCCGTTGGGTTCAACCTCAACTGCTTTTCTGAATGACCATTCGATATCGTCTCTGCGTGGCATGATCCACCCCTCATTAATATACTGTTTATACATACAGTAGTTTTAAATGTTGGGCGGATCAATGTCATTTCTGGCTATCAATTTTCAGCACTGAATAACACATTGATTGTACTGCGTGGCAGCCAGAAATTTTTTCAGCTCTGTTTATGCGTATTCCCAGATGATGACCAGTCCGTCTCCACCTTTCCCGCCAGCCTGTACCGTCGTCAGACCTGTAGCATTCGCACCACTGCCACCAGAACCTAAATTACCCGGATTGCCTGGGCCCGCCCCCCCGCCAACAGGCGAACCGCCGCCAGTGAAAAATGATCCGCCACCAGCACCAGAAACACAGTTCCCAAAAAAGGTAAACATGGCATTGTCACCGCTAAAACCATTGGCATTAATGATATTGCCGCCGCTGGCATCACCGCCAGAACTTCCACGGAATAAGGTCACTGTGCCTGACCAGTTTGAATTGAGATTATTACCACCAGCAGCGCCACCATTAGCAATGATTGAACCGAATGAAGATAGTCCACCATCTACACCACCAGCACCTCCGACACCAACAATCACAGCCTGTGAAGTTGGAACAGTAGTGATTGTTGCCTTCGCATAGCCTCCGCCGCCGCCGCCAGCACCCAAACCAACGGTAGATCCACTCACTGCCGATGCGTTGCCACCACCACCACCAGCGCCGAGAACCTCTACGATAATTTTCGTCGTTCCTGGTGTTGGTGTGTAAGTTCCGTTGGCTGTGAATCTTTTCGGAGGCCAAATCAACCTTCCAGTTGTGGCGTCCAGGAAATCTTGCGTATCGTATTGGGCCAGAATAGACAGCGATCCAGCCGTCATCATATTGGCTGCAATGTCGTTAGCCGACCATGCGCGCGCCGTCGTTCCCTCCTGCCCCCGAACAATCGTCAGTGAGTCTCCCGAGCGCGCAGTAACGTGAACAATCTCGTTGAGTTGTTCTGTTGCAGCATCAATGAGCGTCAGTTTGAAATAGTTTTCACCCGATACCGGAGATGGAAACAGCGAGCCCGTACCGGTTGATAATGCCAGGCTGGTTGCGGATGCGTTGATGCCTGCGGCCAGTACGCTTTGAGCGTTGTTTGCCGCGATAAGGGCTAGATTCATATACTATCCTTAATGATTTCATGTCAAAGGATGCTAACTGATGTTTTTAGGTGACATATTTGCTATGTAATAGCAAAATAGCTTTCTTTTCTGCGGTCTCTTGTTGATTATCGCAGGGCTTTATGGGTAATAGGGAGTTTTAATAAATGCTAGCCGCAAGCAAAGATTTTATTTACTCAAGGCCGCAAGCCTGGTCCGTTACGATGATATTTACAATATCACTTTTTTTGTTTTGGAATATTGAAATATTCAAATATGGAAATAATTTCCTTGGATCTGACTCATTTATAATAGTAGACAGGATTTTAAATTCAGACCATCTAAAATGGTTTGAGCAGACATACTTATCTCAATTCGGAATTCAGGGTATAATACTGTCGTTGATGCACTCAGGTCTTTTTTCATTTAGTGTTATAGATGTAAGCCTGCAGTCGTCATTGGTCATATCATTGATGACGGCATTAGTTTTTTCAGTTCCATCATATAAAATATTGAAATTTGGTGGCATATATTCGGTAATGCTATACTGGCTATCTCTGGCTTTGTCACCGTGGGTATTGCCTTTTTCATACTCTTTGTACTGGGTTCCATTCACATTAATGCTTCCGTTTTCCATTGCGTTTATAACGGGAAAAATGATGTTTAATGGGAAAAGGCCATTGATGTTGTCATTGATAGTTATTGCGATGACAATCAAGTGCCTTTGTGGCTACGAATATATAACAACAGTAACTTTATTTGCATGTGCAGGTTATGTTTTTTCTTTGATTGGTACAAAGCATAACGCAAGAATTTCTGATTTGATTCTTATTTTTTCAGCTTGCGTAACTGGTTTTATTCTTGCCGTTATAGCGCATTCATTACAATTAAACAGCATAGACAGCGAGTATGGGTTTTCAACAATATTAAACAGGGTTGAGCTTCATACAGGCACAGATGGCGGTGCAGATTATGCACAAATATTGATATCTCACCTGTCAGCACGCCCTGGTAATGAAGATACTATAAAACTCCTTTCATCAGCAGTGGAAGATCACAAACTTCTGTTCATCTGGCTTTCATTTAAAGAATATTTTTATTTACCTGCTCTTGTAGTATTTGACAGAACGGTTTCATTTGGATGGTTCGTTTTTATTGCTTTGCTTGTATCCTTGTCTTCTTTGACATTGTTCATAAAGAAATATAGAGATTATTTTAATAAAGATTTTTATTTATACTCAATTGGTTGTGCTCTGGTTATGTCGGGTGTTTTCTCATGGCAAATACTTGCATGGCATCATATGACAATACACTTTCACCTGAATGGTCAACTTTTCGCGTACGGAATTGTGCCGGCTTCCATGGTTAGTATTGGTGTATTGATACACAGAACGATTGGAAAAAATACCGGCCTAAGTGAACTTTCAACAAAGACACCAACATTTATAGTTGCCTTATGTTGCGTTTACCTGTCGTTGATTAGCACCTTTAGCTATAAGGGAAATATTTACGACAATTTTCAGTCTTATGGAAAAAGTGGCGCACAGGTTATCGGTAATGTGGATCAGGTAGTTATAACCCCTACAAGCTCTGAGCTTTACAGAGGCATGGGCATGACCACTTCAAGGATATTTATTTCTGGATGGGCCATATCAAAAGGTAAAACTCCGGCTAAACTATATGTTTTAATCAATGGTGGGCTGGTTGGGGAAATTTCTCCTGATATAGAAAGAAACGATGTTAAGAAAGTTTATCCAGAAGCTAATGTAAAAAGCGGATTTATTTTTGCATACGATGTTCCTGGAAGTATTGATAAAGATAACATAAAGATTTTAGCACCTAATGGAAATGGTGGATATTCTGAAATCAAGTTCTGAAATATAAAAAGGGCGCATATCGCGCCCTGATTTTAAATTAATGGATATTCAATACCAACACGGAATGTTTTGCTTCCTGATAGAGATTGAGTACGCACCTTAACAACCAGATTTGTAGCCGTGCTTGAATCAAAGTCGTAATAAGCGGTGGCTGTCAGGTTGTCGCTATATCCAATGCTAACATCAATTGCTGCAGGTTTTGCACTGATGGTGCTTATCGGGGTTATATTAATAACACCCTCAGTAACACCGCCAGATCCAGTTAGAGTTATAACGCTTGAAATACTAACTTTTTCATAATCAAATGAATTATATGCCTGACTGACTGGTATGTTAAATCTGGCGGTGCCAAAGCCAGGCAAAACCTTACCTAAATTATTGTTAGAGTTTACCGTTGGCCCTGCTTCTGATATTCCATATTTAGTATTAGTGATTATTTCACCTATTTTTGATTGAGTCACTCCACCAGATATAATTACAGCAGAACCTCTGTTGGAAACCCCGCCAACTATCAATCCATTAACCCTTGCAGCAGATACCGCCCCCAAAAATATCGCAGAGTTTGCATCAAGGTTTGCAGTGTTTGCCGCCCTGTCCATCAGGACATACGCATTCGTTATCTGTGGCGCAGAACAGTAAGACATACTGATAGCCGCGCGGCCTTGAGTGTCAGTAGATAATGGGTTGCAAAAGAAATTTATTTTATCTATTTTTGCCAGGTTACAGTTCCTTGGCATCAAGATACATTCCTGCGTGGAATTTATATGGCAATTATATATCCATGGTGATAGCACGCCCGGGCTTGATATCTGACCAGTTATATCAGGAACTACTGTTTCAGGTAGCCTTATCCCTCCAATAATGCCAGTCGTAACATTCATCATTTCGAAGTCGTAAAGGTGCGGACCTTCAACGTAGTCAGGGAATAATACACCTGTAGCGGCGTAAAAAACCCAAAACCTGGAAATGCTGAAATCTACGACATAGCCATCACCCGCTACTACTATTGCGTCGCCTACAAATCCATAGCCGGAAGACGGTACCAGTCCGCAAAACTGAAATCCTTCAATTCTGAAATTCATCACACTAATCGTGTGAATTCCGCGATACCAGCCGCCAGTCAGAACGTTGCTACCAGCAATTTTTAAATTTTCGATTGCTCCTCGATATTCTGTCCTGTAACCAAGTTGGGCCAGTGTCGTCGACGTACCAGGCGTGACAATCTGTGCCCTACCGTCAATTTTGAGTGCAGTCTCTTTTGTTGTTGAACTTGGCGATCCGGTTCGATAGATCCCAAAATCACGCAGCCAGAATTTACCATCTGGGCTATTAGGAAGAGTAATGACAATTCCGTCACCGGTACCAGTAAATAAAAATTTACTCAGCCCGTCACCATTTCCGTTAATGCTAACCGTGTTGCCGATGGCAAGAGTATTGGAAAGAGAATAATTTTTACTGAGCATGGAGAAGCCACCAGCAGCACTTGCTGCCGTCGCCGCTGCCCAGTCAATAGACTGCGTCAACGAGGTAACGAAGGAGTAAACCATCTGCGCAGCGGTAAGTGTTGAGAATCTCTCTGATAATGGATGATTAGTTCCATCTCCGATAGCGCCGAAATCTTCCAGCGTCCTGAAATCGGTGTTTTTATCATGCTGCGATCGCGCTACTGCGCCAGCCAGCGGGGATTTATTAAAGACCAGTTCAGTCCCTTTTCCGGCAGCGGTGCTAGCGAAGTCGGTATAAACCTGGTCAATATCCATTTGCTGTGCCAGATCATTAAACGTTCCGGCGGTAAACAGGTTCGCAACGCTGGCCCCTGAATCCCAGCTTGCCGCCGCTGTCCCTTCCTGACCTCTGGTAATGGTGAGCGTGTCGCCAGAGCGTGCTGTGACGTGCACGATTTCTTTCGTTTTCCCGGCGGCAAGCGATGTGAGCGTGACCTTAAAATAGCTCGTTCCTGGCACCGGAGACGGGAACAAGTCGCCAGTACCGGTGCTTACCTGTAATGTCGTTGATGCGGCGCTGATACCGGAAACGAGCAGGGTTGATGCATTATTTGCCGCAAGAAGCTGGAGAGCCATTTATCCTCCGGATTTAGGCAATAAAAAACCCGCTCAGTGGCGGGTTCAGGAATTTTTCTGGAGACTGGTTTAGCCGATGATTACAACTTCACCGTTCAGGTAAAAAGGGATGTGCAGCAGCCCGCTGTCAAACGCCTGCTTGAAGAGATCGGCATATTCATAGCCGTTACTTTTTATCAGCACACCATCGTTTTGATCGTACTGCCTGTCGTTGAATTCCATATCGTTGTAAAGGGCTGCGTCGGTAAGCTGCGTGTACCCTTTCGTGATGGTAATCACCATCCCGGCATCCGAGAAAACAACGGAGACAATCCAGTGCTGGTCATTTGGGATATCTGTACCATCAACACCTGTCAGGAAGCGCATAATCCGGCGTTTCAGCCAGGGGATCGTGAAATAGAACCCGTCACCCTTATAAAAATTCCAGGTCATTATTCGCTTAAACAGGTCATCAGAAACGACAACCTGATCTGACTTTGCAACGACTTTTCGGGTATTGAACGGCAGTCTGTTGAAGGTGAAAGTGTTGAACGGGCCGTAAATCTGGCGTTTACCGCTGGTCAGTACTGGCGGCTTTACCCCGTAGATGCCGTATGCAATCCACCTTAGTTGATCACCAGCCTGATAGCCGCCTGCAAAAATCGGCAGGTTGGCACTCGTCATCCAGGTGTAAATCTGCTGGGCCATTGAGTTATACGCGGTGACAAATGCGCGAAGGTCGTCGTCATCGTTGTACTGCGTGTACAGATACGAATTGATGATTGAATCAAGCATCCTATACCCCGCTAACTGTCACGCCATCATCCGATATATACCAGTAGCTGTAAGGGTCTCCGCTGATAATATTGGTGTTTTCGTCAGGGTCAGTAATCGTTCCGTTGACGGTCACAATGATGGAAAGCGAGCTGATCAGGCTCATATCCAGGACTGTGTTAATGGCCTGGAGAAAAATGTCTTTCAGGTTATTGATGTTAAGAGGTTTACCCGCAAATATCTGGTTGATATAGGAAATGGTCGGCGAAGATACCAGGCTTGATACCGTGGCATCCGTCAGATAATTAACTGATGCCGTTCGCCATTCATATTTGATTGTCACTCTCTGCATTAGCGGGATAACAAAGGGGATCAGATAATCATCAGGCCAGTCGTTGATCGTGACGACATTGTTACGCAGGTTTGGCGTAACCACACCGCCGCCCGTCCAGCTTCCTGATGCAATAGTGTTGATCCCGATTGAAAATGTATGCGGTGACAGCACGGTAACGGTTAACGGAACATTATTGATGCCCGTCATCCCGGTAACGCCGGAAATCTCGATAACCTGCCCGTCGCTGTAGCCGTGCGTAATGTCGGTGGTGACAACACCGGGATTTGCGTTGCTGATCCCTGTTACGTTCAGTGTGCAACCGCTCAGCCGGCTGATATCCCCCGCTGATTTATAGATGGCTCCGGCCATTTCATAAATGTCACCACCACCACACATAATGACCCAGCCATTAGCGCTCTGAACGACAGATACAAGACGCGCCTGCACATTCGCAACATCTGTCAGCTTCTGGCGAATAAATCCCGGATAACCCTGCACAGTGGACATTTGCCCCTGCCATACCCGGTCCCTGAACTGGTAATTAGTTTCCGGGTCACCTCCTGGCGTTCCGGCGACAGGGTTAGTGCAGGTCAGTACAATATCCGAAGGAAGACTGGTAATAATCTGGTTAACGGTATTTTCAGGAACCGCCCATGATCCGGTTACGGTTGCCTCGCAGGTCACCGACGAAGTTACTCCTCCAGTCGGAATTATTGTGGCATCCGCCAGCGCATAGCTGTTTGTTCCATCAGAGACCAGAAAACCCTGCGGAATAGCGAAACCAGCAGGTCCGGAAAACTGGACGCCTACGGTCGTTAGTCCCTGCGTCTTTTGCGGTGCTATGCCGCTTTGCTGGGCCAGCAGGTTCAGCATCGTCAAGTTAGCTTTCAGTGGGCCCACCGAGTTAATCAGATCCACTCTTGCCTGGTCACACACCAGCAGCGCGCCTACGTCCGTGCTGACAATGTCCTCAATCAGCGAACCGGGTAAATCAGTTGTCAGTCCTGGGGACAGGGCCACAGCCTGAGCAATGAGCTGCTCGCGCAAACTCTCTGCGGTTTGCGGTACCGGGCCAGCCGCGGTGTAGCTGACAGACAAATCACTCATACATTCACCTGTGCAATAATTTTTGAGCCTGCATTCGTTATGGCTGAAATGTTGTAAACGGGAGGGTCATCACTGACCATTGCAATCTGTAGCGAGGAAAAGTACTGGCTGAACTGTTGCTGCAGGCGGTTAACGTAATAGGTTGGTAAGATTTGCTGAATAACGGATGCCTGCGCGGGTATGCCGTTATTGGCGAAGAACGGCGATTCCTGGGGAGCTAATTTCAGGTTCTGCACCAACGTTGTCAGGTAAATGGCATCGTTAAATCCGTACTCATCGGTTTCAACCAGGACCCATTTACCCTCTGAATTTCTGCCATAGGTTCTCATTCGGTAATGTTCCCGCTGAATGAACTGGTTGGCGACCCGGTATTACCTCCGCCATTACCGTTCGTGTGCTGATGACTGTTAAGCCATGACACCAGCGCTTCCCACCCGGCCTGCATAACAGCCGGACTTGTACTGGCAGATGCATCCTGTAATTTACCGGCCTGTCCTGTCAGTTGCCACATGCCCTGGGTAAGTGACAGGACAGTACCGCCCACCGTCACCGTAAAGCTTTCAGGCGTCGCTATGGCTATGCTCTGGGGAGTTAACAGAAATGTACTGTTACTGGCCCTGTCACGAATGGTGACGCCCTCCGGCCCGTACATCGTCAGCACTTCGCCGTCGACGTCGCCCCACTCGGTATTGCTGATCGGCAAATAGGTCAGGGCGCTGAGGTTTGGCGGCTGCGTCAGATCGGCGGTACCACCACCTTGTCCACTCATGCCGCCGATATAAGCATCGGCCGGGATGACAATGCCCTTATCGCCAGGCTGCATCGGGTAACGGATATACTCCGGGCCAAACAGGGGAATAGTCACTTGCGGCAGGGTAAACGGGATATTCGTCAGGCTGAACGAAACGGTAACCATTTTACCGGATCGTGAAACAACCGTTGCCGGGAGCGTTTTTCCGGCCAGTTCCATGGCCTGCAATATTTTTTCTTCGGAAAAGTTATTCATGCTCTTTCCGAAGTTCAGGCGCTGGTTGATCGTCATTGTGCTGGCCCCGTTGTTGTGAACGCCTCGATGATGGTCACCCAGCTATTAGCATCTGCCTGACGGCTGTTGCCCACCAGACGTACAGCGCTGACCTGGAACACGCCTGTAAAGGCTGCCTGGTTGCGATACTGTGAATAGGATGAGGCCTGAATGATTGTGTTGGCGCCCGCTGGTAATTTCAGGTAGTCGCCAACCTGAATATCAGCGCGCATGACAGTCCGGATCATGACCTTGTTAAATTCAATCCACGTCGGTTGACCAATCAGATCAGTAAATTCAAGCTGAATCGGCGCATCTTTTTTCGTAGTGGTCAGGCTGTCCCAGGCGCGAATTTCTTTGCCAGGGAAAATGCATAATTCAACGCCGGAATAATTCTGATCTCTGATGATGCTTTTGCTGATGGATTTAATATTTGCCGCCAGTTGCTGCACGCTTGAGCAGAATATTGGCGCGTCATAGTTCATCACCAGGTTATCGCTGATTTCGATCTTGATTTTGTAGTCCGGGTAAGCCCGTTGCAGGGCAAAATATAACGCGATTGACAGCTTTTGCCCCTTTCCCCACGGCATCGTAATATTGACAGGTGAATTGACCGACCCGGCACCAGCCGTGATTATCATATCCAGAGATAATTCAGTCCCCTGCCAGTTCCCGAAAGGCTGCTGAATTTCGCCTTCGAGCACTAACCCGCTTTGCTTCTGTTTGGCTAACGGTAGCCCCTTTGACATTCCGGCAAACCCTTTAATGGTCATGCCGAACATGTTTTGCTGGGCCTGCTGCATTTCTTTGATGCTGACCCCGTAAACCCTGACCAGGCTGGAGCCCATGGGGGTGGACATCCCATACTTCTGGATATCAAACTCCACCATCAGGCAGCCGGGATTAAAATTTCCGTAGTCATCCAGACTCTTATAGCGCCTGTACAACTTCCCATTTTTGTCGAAAATCTGAAAGTCATAGAAGCGCATCAGGTTGTAACCTCTATTTGCCCGTTTTTCTCACGCCAGATCATGGTTGTTGAGGAAAACACGCTATAGATAAGGTTGATACCGCCAGTGGATACAGAGCCAACCATTGGCGTATTCAGAATGGTATTACCTGAATTGTCGGTGATTAGCAGATACCAGCGCTGGGCAGCGATATTCCACTTTATCTGACAGTTGTAGACCGTGCCGTCCAGCACGGGCGTAAACAGCATGCTTTCGCGCTCATTGCCGGTAAACGTATAGAGTTCTGTGCTCATAGGCCGAATGTTCCACTAAGTTTACCCACCAGCCCGACGATACTGGATGCCACACCTGACACAGCGCCGCCCAGCGAGGTATTGCCCAGCGCGGCGACAGTATTGGTCCATGACGCATCAGTCATCTTCGTACCGCCGTCAATTTTGCTGAGAAAGCTATTAACAGCCTGCTCCGCTCCGGTTTCCGTAACCAGGGGTTGCTCAAAATCCCACATCCAGGAACGCTGAGGGACTGGCTCGCTTGAGCTGGTCACATCCTTGACGGTGCGCAGAATGCACCCGCTGTAAATCAGTGCCGGGGTGGCGATAATGAATGTGCCCCCCAGATTCGCATGCGCCTGTAATACAGCCTGCAGCGCGCTGATCGTTACTAGCTTTGTCATCGCCCCGGTATTTTCGTTGACCGGGGCATCCATCAACAGGCTGATGCGCAACGGCTGGGCCAGCAACGCATTCGCCGCCACAGTCTGGTTAGCGAACGGATAGCGGGCAATATCGTAATCAACCAGGGTACCGCCCTGCACAGGCCGCCAGTGGCAGAAATACTTATCCAGATCGGTCAGGTTTATCGCTCCGCCGATCAGCCCCGTAACAAAGCTTGCGCTTTGCGTCAGGGCCACAATCGGCAGCATGCCGCCAGGTATGCTTTGCGCGATACCGTCACAGAGAATAACCGGCGATATTTCAAAACCGAGTTTGTAGAGCTCGCGAGTGAAAGCCATTATCCGGTAACCCCAAGTTGCGCGCCGGAAACAACTGCGTTGCCTCCGGTGTTGTTGAATATCTGGATCACCGCCCCTTCACTGACCCGGTAGCCAGCGCCCTCTTTTTGCGACATGGCAGAAATGAGTTTTGCCAGTACCGCCGGATTGTTCAGATCGAGCTTCTCGTTTTCACCAAACCGGGTTGCTTTGACAACGTGCCGGATGTATTCGGCGGTGTCGTTCTCGTTGGATGGCGCCCATTTTTTGGCGATATCACTGACCGTATTTACCCCGCGGGAGCCATAAATCTGCAACTGCTTGGCCGCAGCCAGTACGCCCTCGTCGAGGGTAGGGAATACCGCAAAATCACCACTTCTGGTGTTATGCGTGCCGTATCCCTCAGCCCAGCGCAGATTTGTGGGGTTATTGAACCGGTCCGCAATGGTTCTGCCGGACGCGTTAACATTGGCCGGCTGTGAATCAACAGGTGTTACGGCGCCGCTGGAAAAGAAGCGTTTAACGCCTTTCAGCCAGCCCCATACATGCGGGTCATCGTCGCTGCCTGGCACATACTTCTTCCCGGTCTGCGGATCAACGACCGTGTCGTTGCCGAGAATGGATGACCCCGATGTTACGTCAGCCGCCGACAGGTTGGTTTTTCCGACAATCCAGTCGACGACTTTTCCGATCACGCTCCCCAGTTTCTCAACCTTCGTCATAAAGTCTTCGACGTCTTTGGAGAACTCCGGAGAGGCCAGATAATTGCCAAATCGCTGAATACCACCCGACAGGTTGTCAATCCATTTGCCCAGTTCAGGCGATTTCAGGACGGTATCAATCGCCACTGAAAGCGAGTCGGATAATTTGGTAAGTGCAGGAGTCAGCGGGGCCAGGCCACGAATAAACGTGTTACGGATGCTCTGACTACTAAAATCGAGCTGTACGTTAAAGTCCTGCCATTGTTTCGCCTGCTGGTCGGTGATCTGCAGCAGTCTGGCGTCGCGCTGGGCGCGCTTATCCATGGCATCCAGTTCCGCTTCGCTCATGTTTTTGAAGCGGTTCAGGTCGTCCAGGGTAAAGAAGTTGGTCAGGCCGTGAGCCTGCGCACCCTGTAACGTGCTGCCGTTCTGCACGAAAATATCACGCGCATTGCGGATCATTTGCGGCAGTAACTGGTCAGGTGAGCGATCAGGGTTGTTAATACCCATCGCGCTGAACTGCCAGCGCTTTGACAGGTCCATCTGGGCATCACGGATAGCCCCTAACGTCCCCGTCGGGTTGCTCAGCGCACGCTGGTAGTTGATCGCCGTGGAATCAAGAGCGCCAATCGACGTACCGAGGCCGAGAGAGGTAAACCTCTGCGCACTGGCCACAGACGCCAGGCGGTTAATACCAAACAGACCGCCAGCACCCAATACGCCAGTAAACACACCTACGATGCCGCTCCACGTCAACAGGCTGGTAGTGGCGTCTTTGATATGTCCGGCCAGCGATTTGGCATCCTTTGTCGCCGCGTTCAGGAAGCCTTTGGCATTACCGGCATTACGGCTAAAGTCGCCCTGGTGCTTCCCTGCCCGTTCCAGATTGGTATTCAGGCGATCAATGCCGCTGTTAATCGACAGGATAGCCGCCGCGCCATCGTTAAATGCCTTTGTCAGCGCCTCGGTTTCGGTTCTGGCCTTTGCCGTTTCCTTTCCGGTATCAGCGATGCCCTGAGCGCTTCCGCGCCATTCCTCCGGCAATCCCTTTAACGCAGCCTGATACTCGTTGAACTTTTCAATAAACGACTTAAACTTCTCATCATTTACATCAATTTCAACTATTGTTTTAGCTGCCATTGAAGCTTCCCCTGTCTTTTAGCGCTGAAATGATGAATCTCTGACGGTACTGCGCGGGGCTGGAAAACTCCGCGTCGCTGATTTCACGGATCACTCGCCAGAAACCCTCATTAGACGCCCAGTCTAGGAGGGTATGAATGATGTTTCCGGCTGGACATTCGGGGTCGGGGTATCGGTATCCTGATTCGACGTCAGCAAGGAATCGCGGAATTCCGTAACGCTCGATACAGTGAGTTGCCCACCGTACATGCCGATCACCGCCCCCACCGTCGGTGCTATCAGTTCCCGTTTCTGAATGGCAGAGGAAACCATAAAAAAAACGATTTCCCCTTCAACTTCCCGGTACTCGTCCAGCAAGACGATTTGTTGTTTCAGTGCGGTATCCAGCGGAATGACCTTCCATGCGCTGCCGTCGTTGTAGACGACAGATGCCAGCCTTTGCATTTCATCAAGAAGCCCGGGACCTTCCGACGCTCCCTGCTCTTTCAGCTTTTTGCGCAACATCATTGCGGCCACGCGTGCTGCGCCAATACCGCCAATTTGAGTGATGAAATTGTTGAACAGGTTACCCAGCAGGAAGCAATGCTCCTCTACCACTTCATACGGAAACGGGAGAACATGCAGATAGACGGGTAACGCACCATCACGATTGATGGTGCTGACCAGATTTAATTTTTTATCGATTTTCACGGGTTAGATCCACATGTTGTCATTGGTGGTCAGGTAGCCGCCAATGGTGACCACATACCCGGCATCCATACCGTTGAATGGCAGTTCGTTGAAGTTCAGCAGGTAGCAGTTCAGCAGCGTGAAGTTGCCGAACGTCGTGGCGTCAGGGGTGATTACAACTTCGCCCAGCGCGGTATCAGTATCAAAGCGCTGTTTATAACTGGCCCCGAGACCCTGCGTTTTCAGGAGGTGAACCGTTACTGTTGCTTTCTGATAAGGTGATTGACTGCCGACAGTACCCGTCATGGTATCAATGATGTCTGTAGCCGGGTTATCCGGTCTAATACTGATCCCGTCTTTACCCAGGTACGATGCGGTGACGTTAAGCGCCGGGACGTCTGTAACAGACAAGGCGCCACGGACGCGATTAAGAAATCCCTGCGGCACTAATGGGTTGCCCATTTTTTACGCCCCTACAAAGTTGGTTACGTTGAGGTTAAAGGTGATGGATTCGAAGCCACGACGCGGGGTCATGATTGCGCTGAGCCCATTGTATTTCCCGTCCTGATAATCGGACGGGTTCAGACTGGTGTAGTTGCTGAACGGCACCGCATTGATTACCGCATTGCCCGCATACGTGCCTTTCTCATACTCGGCGTTGAAATCAGCCTGGGTCAGTTTGGCGTTGATCACCTGTCCCAGAATCAGGCCGTAGCTGATGCCAGTACGCAGAGTTTTGAGCGCACGGTTTTGCAGGCGGTCAATGCCAGCCTGCTCGTAGTACAGTGGGTTCACGGTGGTGTTCGAACCGTTGATGATTTCGTTAGCCATGTCAAGCTCAAGGTTGATCGCGCACCAGGCCACCGAGTACCAGTAGTTGAACGGGTTGCCATCAAGCATATGGCCTGCCACCAGCATTTTATTGCTAAGGCCTCCCTCGGCCGCCGTTCCAACGTAGTTGATATCGTTGTCCTGGAGGTTTTTCAACAGGGTGCTGTTGCCCTCAATCGGGTATTCAGTGACGCCGTACAGGAAGCGATACGCCATCGGGGGGACCATGTTAGATGACCCTGGGTCGTTCGCCAGAGAGGACTGGAACGCCGTAGCCATTGAAAATTCAGTGGTGGCAATCGTCGGGGCTTCCACGCCTGCAAATACGCTTTTATTACCCGTAGCTTTCCATGACTGCCACGTTGCAAGGCTGCACGTAATAAAGAAATAAACCAGTGCATCAGGAGATGTGTACTCGCCTGTCAGCGTCTTGAATGTCGCCTCGGAATCCCACTCGCGCGGCACCAGATAGGAAAAGAACTTCTGATAAGTGTTGCCAAGCGAAACATCTTCCGCGATGAAATCAGCTAGCGCTGCGATAGCGTCAGCATTCGAAACCGCGCCAAGCTCCAGCACGTAAACTGCGCGGCTTGTGCCCTGGGACCAGAACGAGTTATTCATCTGAACAATCTCGTTAGCCACCACCGTTTTTACGGATCCCATTGTGGTTGCCGTACCGGGGTTGCTGGTCAACGGATAGGTAAAGGTGTTTGTACCCGTTACGGTCGCAGTGTACGCGCCGTTATAGCCAGTTGGCGCAACGCCAGAGATGAGGACAGGGATCTGTGATCCGTTAGTCCACCCATGTGCAGCGCTCAGCGTGACAGTTACCGTACTGGTTGCCCAGGCGATAGTTGAAATAGCTTTTGCAGGTGCCAGAATGGAAGCCAGATCAGTTTTTGCGGTCAGCAACTGATATTCGCCTGCATTCAGCGTAGTGCCGCCAACAGAAATCAGCGCACCGGATTTGAGCAGTTGCGACGGTTTCGGCGGGTTAGTCACCGACACGTTAACATTGACGATCGACATTTATTTCTCCGGGCTGATGGAAGGTATGGAAAATGCCACCAGCTTGCGCGCCACGTTGCGCATCCGTTGCTGGTAGTAGTTAACTTTGAATTTAATGGTCTTTCGCTGGGCGATGATGTTCAGCTCGTTTTGCGTGACTCGCTCATCCTGCACGACAGGGATATTCATCACGCCCATTTCAGCGCTGTCGCTTTGCGTGTAGTCCTGCACATAACGCAGGAAATCCAGCGTTTGCGCGTTACGCAGACCGGTTAGCGACAGCGTCACGTCTTCCGATACCAGTTGATACTGGTTCTGCTGGTCGTCCAGATAAAACGCCCCGGCAATCGGGGTTGTGTTAGCGCACTTTACCGTTGCGAACGGCGGCGAAATGTTTTGCGATGACAGCATGGCCGGATACATCGGCATGTACTGATTCAGCGTCAGCCATACCGGTAACGAGCTCGAAACAACCACATCGGTGAGGTCTATTTCGTCGGCAGAGTTAATGATCTGCGACCGCATGTGCGGGAAAATCGCCTCGCCGGTGTAGTGGTAGAGATTGGCCGGTTCGTTCAGGCCTATACGCCGTGAAAACGAGAATTGCAGGCCAAAGAATTCGCCGATGTAGAGGACGTCAGATCCGATATCGTTGAACGGGTCAATATCAGACTGCGCGGTAAACGTCACAACGTTGCGGTCGTAAAGCTGCTCGTCGTTCTGAATCGTCTCGGTCGTCAGATGCAGATAACCCTTCACCTGCACCGTGTCCTGCGTCGGATCCGCAACGTCAGTCAGCGATGCCTTTACCCAGAACACGAAGCCATCCAGAGGCAGGACTTTGTGAATGTACCGGGTAAATGTCACCTCCTGATAGCGGCTAAGGTCGTCAAGCCCGTCAGTGAGTGCAGCGTTAAGCTCTGTTTTTGCGTTGTTTAATTCACTCAGGGAAGGCATTCAGCACCCCACTTACCCAGGCACGCATGGCAGCCTGATAGGTTCCGGTATCAATGAATGATGGTCGCGGTTCGCCTTTTTTGTTTTTCAGACGCTTACTGATTCCTTCCAACGCCCTGCGCGTTGGTACGCCTGGCATACCGTTCATTTCCTGGTTATCGAGGAAAGCGACGAAGAGGTTATGAACCTTTGACATAGCTTCTGAGAGCGGGTCGCGTGACGGCGGAGCTCCAGCAAGCATATTCTCCAGTCCTGCAGCAAGGTCATCTGCCATAAAGCCGATTATCTCGTTGCTGTAGCGGTCAAAGAACGTCTGCATGATCTGGTATTTCTCTTCGAGGTATTCCGCTACGTTCCCGGTTGTGGCGTCCTCGTCCTCGTAGGGGATATCAATAACCCCGAGATGCAGCGTTATCACGATAACCCCCACAGACTCCCGAACTGCTGGGCAATCATCAGGTAGCGGCGGCCCCACGGGTCTTTCAGCATCTGCAGATCAGCCAGAGACAGGTCTTTGAAGAAATCCGGTACCAGCCTTTGCGCACTGGTCGCGTTGTCACTGGCCCCGGTGATAACCCCCGCAGTGAAGTCGTTAAGTTTCAACTTGTCGCGGGTCCCGGCGAATACCGATTCAGTCCCGTAGTTGACGAGAAACGACGCGGCGAGGTTATAAACGGCGACTGCGTAAAACTGAGGCATCACCATTTCAATGTCCTGGTTTACCCACTCAACCGCGCCGCCGTAAGCCAGAGAGATTGACGGCGAGTTGTCGGGAACCTGCGTGGCGTCAATGCCCATATCAGTTCGAACGAAGTCGATAAATCCCGACAGACTGATGGTCATTTTTTCTTGCTCCCGGCTTTCTCGGTAACGATAGCTTCATTGACGGTAGGAGTGTCGTCATTCTCGTCACGCCCTTTCACCTGCTCCACGGTGAATTCCATCTCTCCGGCATAGCCAGATTCATTTTCTGAAAGGGTTTTATCGAGTGCTGCAAGTGACGCCTGGCGGGTCTGGTGCGCGCCGCGGGAAAGATGGTGATCGTTATCCCGGATCGCCTTTTCAATGACGCTGGACGCTACCGGCTTATCAATGCTGTAGCAAAGACCAACAAACGCCTTGCTCTGGTCAATGTTTCTGGAATTGATCAGGCCGTAAATTGTGTGGTGCTGAATGACTGCCTCTACCTGTTCGCTGGATGCATCATCAAGCACGATCATTTGACCGCCTGGCTCAATGGGGATCTGACGAAGGCGACCCGTTTCAAGAACGCGAAAAACAAAAATGTGGCGTTGCTTGGTTGTATTAGCGATAAACAGTTTCATTTTGACCTCATAAAAAAGCCCCTCACGGATCAACGAAAGGGGCTTAAGATTTGTTGGTTTGTTAAAAACTTATACGTTAAGAGGTGTACGCCATCGAAAGGATGGTGATTGCTTCCGGACGGACTGCCCAGCCAGACGTTGAACGCAGCTCGGAAAGCACATCCACAGCGCCACCAGGGATCGGAGTCGGAATTTCACGCGGCGCAGCCATGTCACAGAACATCAATGCGTTTGCCGCCAGGTTCGGAGACAGTTTCGCAAATTCGTTCGTGTTGATGGTTGCATTTGCCATCGGTGTTTCAATTTCCGGAATGGTGATAAGTACTGCATCCGTGCCACCAGCACCTTTCCCGATCAGCGTATCGTCATACACCCAGTCAGTCTGAACATTCGCGCCTTTCAGGATGTTTTCAATAGTGCCGGAAACGGTATCAGTACCACCACCAGGGCGCTGGTAAGAAGTGAGCTGAACGACCTGCTGAATTTCCATCGCGCCAAGAACACGCTGCGGACCGCAGATAACGATACGCAACTGGCGGCCTAACTGCATGGTGCGGGTCAGTGCGGCCTGAACATGGCCGAGGATGTAAACAGCCATCTGCCCATGATCGTAACTCAGAACAGTCGTATTACCGTTACTGTCCGGAGGCAGGCTCTCCCTGGTGGCGCCAGCGGTATTCAGCAAACCTTCACCACCCGCCGGGTTCATACCGTACAACAGGCTGTTGCGCAGTTGCTGGAAGATGCCCTGACGCATGCCGAGTCGCTGAGCTTCTGGCAGAGCAACATTCCACCCACCTGCTGCCGCCAGGTCGTGGTGATCGTAAATCCCACGGCAGCGGAAAAGGTAAGTTGGAGTGGAAATCATGCGCGCTTCCATTGCCACGCTTGGCAACTGGTTACCGTTACCTGACTGGCTGGAAGTTACCTGAGTGCGAATGTCCAGGCGACGCATATAAACGTACTGATCGCCAACACCCAGGCGAACCTGCGGGTTACCGCTGGCGATGGTTTCGAACGCGCCGGACGCCTGCTGCTGACTGATGATCATTTCAGGAGCAATGTACGACGGGTTCACGATTGTGTAGCTGGGGGTAAGTGCAGCCATTTAATTCAGCTCCCGATTAAAGTAAGACCAGCGCGCAGTTGTCGGTGTTATTCCAGGTCAGGAAGCCGGTAGAACTGTCATAAGAGACAGTTTTCGAGTTTCCAGCCTGGATAGACAGGACTTTCACTGGCAGGGTAAATGCTGCTACTGCTGCGGCGTTCGGCGCAGAAACTGTAGCCTGGGTGGTTGCTGCACCAGACGGCACGGTTGCAGGAACAAATGTCAGAGTGGTCGCGGACGGTACCGACGTTACGGAATAGGTGCCGTTGTAACCAGCCGGAACTGCTCCACTCAGCGTGATGTACTGGCCCGCTGTAATACCATGTGCCGATGCAAAAGTTGCCGTAGCCACGCCGTTAGCGATGGAAATTGCGGTGGTAGTCAGGTCACTGCCTGCATACGCAGCCGCAGCCGCCGTGGTCAACTGGCTGTTAGCGAAGTCCCACGCCAGAGGCGTTTTCACAGACGCACCAGTGGTGCCCAGCGCGACAACCGTAGAGGATGCTTTCAGCGGAACGCGCATGTTTGATCCGATCCGGTAATACGAGACGCTCATACCAGATGCAAACTGCGGTACAGGGGATTGCGGTGTGGTGAGGCCGTTGTGCGCCTGATTGAACACCGTAAAACCTTCCAGCTCGCTGACGCTGACAGCTCGGCGAATGGTAGAGCCTTTAGGGCTTGATGCGGTACCCGGCAGCAATTCAGCAACCGGCAAACCGCCCCACATCGGGTTGGTTTCTGTTGATGCCACAGTGCCAGATGCCAGGTTAAACCGGTTTGCCGGGTCATCCAGCGCCACACCCTGAATCAGCCCATCGGACTGTACACCGAAGGAACCAAGCGCATTGGTGGTTGCCATCGGGTTAAGAGATAAGTTAGCCATGCTTGAGAGCTCCCATTAAGCCTGGTTGTTGAATGCGGTAACCTGGCGTTTGCCAAGTTTGAACGGTGCCCATGCTGCAGCCGGGTCACCTTCGAAAGTGCTGATCATGCGGCCAGTCGCATCAGCGCGTTTAATTTCACGCAACTGACCGGCACCGACAGACAGGCTCGCCGCGGATTGCGCGTCAGCGTAAATCTGTTTCTCGGCGATGTTCAGTAACTGAGCGTCGGCGATAGCGGACAAATCCACACCTTTGAAATCCGGTGAATGCTCCTGCAGTTTCACCAGCAGGCGGCGACGGTATGCCAGAGGCTTCTCACCAGATACCGGTGACGGTGCACGCTGACCGAATGCGGAGAAAACGGAGTCCGCTTTGATCTGAGCATCAGCCAGTTCATTGCGGTCCGCGTCGGACAACTCCGCTGGGATACGGCTTTTCAGTTCAGCGATTTCGCGGCGCAGATCGGAATCCGCTTTTTCTTTCGCCATACGCTCGGCTTCTTCGGCGTCGGCTTTCGTTTTTTCATCAGCGTCCGCTTTCTCCTTCGCGGCCTTTTCCTCGGCATCGGCTTTGGCTTTCGCCTCTTCCGCTTCTTTTGCCTCTGCGTCAGCCTTTTCTTTCTTGGCTGCCTCTTCGGCGTCAGCTTTGGCCTTAGCGTCGCGTTCTTCGTCAGCTTTAGCCATTCGCGCATCAATTGCTTTGTTGATAAGCGCTACGATTTTGTCCTCGTCCATCTTTTCAGCCTCTTTGGGAATGGAATCAGATTTAACACCAGTGGGGTTAAGGAGCTTGTCCCATACGCCCTGTTCACAAATTGCCACGTGGTCCAGCAATACCGGGGAACCCTCCACCAATAGAGGCTGACCATCGACTTTGATGATGGCGTCCTGTATCTCGCTAAACGTGACGGTCGGAGAGGTGCTGAGTTGCCGGGTCGCCATGATTTCGGCGGCTTCGGCGTCATACACGCGGGCGATAGCCCACACCTCGCCGTTATCAGCCACCCAACTGTTTGTCAGGGTGCCGATAACACGTTTCGCGAATTCATCGCTGTCGAGCTTGTTTTTCTCCGGGTGAAGCCAGATAAGCGGGACGCCCGCCACGCGCTGGAGAAATTCGGGGGTGAGATAGTCATCCGGGTTGCGGAATGCCATCTGTTGATCTGCTGAACGCCATGTAACACCTGTTCCGGTGACACGGATGGCGTACAGCCACATGTTGATAAAAAATTGCGGACTGCTCAGGGTGCCATCGGCAATCAGAGCGGCAACATCGGTTTCGTTGAGCGGCTGCCCGGCCATGACTGCGGCGAACGGCGGATGTAATGGCTTCGGCATGTCATCGATGCTGAACCAGCCGGCGGCCAGTGACTCATCGTCAATGAAGGCTTCGAACTGTTCCGGTACGTCGGCCCGGTACGTCAGGTAATCTCCCGCCACGCTGTACGGCGTAAGCGGCCCGTCGTACTTGTAGCCGGTCTCTTCCAGCACCTCGCGCCGCGCTGCCGCTTCTGCCAGTTCTCCCGGCTCCAGTTTTCCGCCTGGAGGGCACCATGTACCGTCATCGGATCGCTGAATGAGGAAGATTTTCTTTCCCTGCCGGAACATGATGCCGCTAGCAAAAATAGCCACGTTTCAATGCTCCTATGTCTTTTTCATTGACTCCAGAAACTTACTGCCCTTCTGGGTCAGCATGTAATCGGGAATGCTGCGGAGGTTGTACAGGTAGGTCACATAGCACCGACAAAAAACCTCTTCGCCTGGCTGGGTGATTTCGTCGAGATAACCAGCGGGTCCGGGCTTCACGTAGCCGTTTTTTTTCGCCCAGTTACCACGGATGAGATAAACCAGCTTGTCTCTCTCTTTGTGGTCTTCCCGGTAATCATATCCAGCCTGCCGCCAGTGGCTGTGCCACTCTGCCGCGATGGCGTTGTTGTTGGTTGCGATCAAGTTGTCGATGTTGGCGATCAGCTTGTGATTCTGGTCAATCATCACTCGCCTGGCTTCATAATCGACCTGTTCAGCGCTTTTTTGGATGTGGTCGCAGTTGTAATTAACCCCACTGCGTGATGATGGTGACAGTCCACCACCAACATAATCCTGTACCGGTATGCTGGTTGCCCAGCCGCTGAATCGCTGCACGGTTTTGTTAATCGCCGCCGTGCGGTTAAGCTTTATCAGGTCAGCGCTGGCAAGAATTCGGCGATCAAGCTCGCTTCTAAGGCTTGGCTCCATGTAATTCAGCGTGAAGCGTGAAATTCCATTGTGACGTTCCAGCGCTCCAGCTTTGCTTACCTGTAAGTCATAAGTCTGCCTTAGCTTGTTCGACACCATCCCCATGTAATCTTCATCGGTTTCGCTTTCTGCGGCTTGCCGGATGATGGACTGCCAGCGCTCCAGCTCCTGCGATGACGTATAACCATTTCGAAGAAAAAACTTCACAGCCTCTCTTACTGTGCGGGTGAACTGACTCATAGGCTCATTCCGCCTGGTACTGACGCCGGGTCAGGCTGTGAGGGTGGAGGATTATCACGCAGCGATTCGTAATCCAGATCGATACGCTGCGGGAACAGGTTTTCGTTAGTGTTGGCGTTTTCGCAGGCCCACTTAATGAGCGTTGTCCTGTTTTCCGGATCAGCCGCAACCTGGGGAAGCAACACTTCCAGCATGCCTATGATTGCTTTAAAGCGGATATCATCAACCTTCACCTTTTCGCTTTCCGGCTCTTTCAGGGATGACGGCCAGCGGTACTCGAAGTTGTTTATCCAGGACTGAAAATACACGCTGTAGGTGTCTTTCAGTTCCGGAATATCAATGCGTAAAGCTTTGAAAAAGTCATAACTCCACGCCCGGTACTGGCAGATGCGAATAAAGAATTCGTAAACCGTTTCCAGCCAGCGGCGAATGTCATCAACGTAAACGGCGACCGCCTTGGCGTCCTCGGTACCCTCAGCAAGGCCCTGATTGAACGTCTCGCTATTCAGGAGAATGGCAGGCATGTCAGCAGCGGCAGCGATATTTTCAAGGATGTGATTGCGGGCAGAATCAAGTGGCTTCTCAAGGTTGCTAAGGTCGATGGACTGAATTACATCCTCGTGTCCGATCTGTAGCACCTCGCCTGTCTTTCCGCGTTTCAGCATCATGCGCTTGATGCCGCTCATCGCCTGCATGACTTTGTTTGCGATTGAACTGGCGTTCTTGATCATAGCCACCAGCAGGCCGCCTTTCACCGCCACCATGTCATCAGTGCGCATGGTCTGAATGAACGATTTCAGCGGGAACAGGGCGCGCTGGTAAACGCTGCGCCCGGTGAATCCGAATGCTGCCGGGTTGTACGCCAGATAAATCGGGTCTTCGTTCTGCAATACCACGCAGCGCGATTTGTGATACGGCTTGCCCGCCACTTTGATGCCATCGACTTTCTGGAAGTCCTGCGCGTTCGGGTCCTGGTTCAGCACAATGGAGCCAGCCGTGTTCAGCGGGTCCAGAATGTTAAAGCTGACGTTGTGCTTGTACAGGGTCCGGTAGTCGAGAGCCTGGGACGGCTCCTGATTATCCACCAGCATAGCGATTGCTGATGTGCCGTAAATCCTCGCTATGCGCGCGGCGGCCGCAATGTGCTGGTCTGCTTTCAGCGCTTTCCATTCTTTCTCGAACGCATCACGCAGGCGCTGTTCAAGCGAATAAGTTTGCGCAATGTGGACGGTGCGCGGCTCATTCATCGCCATCTTAATCGGGCGATCAACCATCTTGCCGCCCAGCGGGTGGAAAATGTAAATCGTTTTGCAGGTCTGATAACCAACGCTGCTACCAGGCTGGATATCTTCACTGTCGAGCAGCGAGAGCAGCTCCGGCGAATAACTGCCGATCTGGATATCATCTTCGTTCATTGGTCATCTCGTCAGACGGCATCACCGCTACCAAACGCGAGGATCAGCCCGTAGGTGTAACAATCGAGCAGGTCGTCAGCGCGCTTGTGAGCGTTTTTATCGGCCAGGTGGAATCGTGATACCTGCTTGTGCAGGTGATTGGCGGTCTCGCCTTTGAATGCGGCTGTCTTTGCGTATGCGTGCCCGGATATTTTCGCCAGTCCTCGGTAGTGATAGCCGGACGCCATAATCGCGCGTTCGTCCTTACCCTTACTGGTCAGTGCTGATTCAATTTTGTTGACCGGCCAGCCAAGGCTTTCGCCTTTTTGCAGCAGGATTGAGCCCATACTCGCATCCTCGATAAACACACCGAGGCTGCCATTCACGGCCACGCACTGTCCGGACAGTTCGTTGAGGTATTCAAATACCGATGGCAGCCACGTTTCCAGCAGCGCGCCATCAATCTGAACAACATCCCAGTCGAGTATCGTCAGGCGTGTACGCCCGGGCCGGGTATCGACCGCGTAATACACAACGGCGGTGCCGTCGTGCTCTGTGCCGCCTTTAACAGCGGTGTCCAGCACGGCGAATACGGCCTCGCACATGTCGGGGTAATCGACAGGCTGATCCTGACTTTCACCCTCAAACCATTTGCGAACATCGAAAAGTGATGCTGCTGACCAGTCGACGAACTCGGCAAGAAACTCCTGACGGAACACGCGCGGATCGTTATTCTGACTTTCGCGCTCGAGTTCTTCCGGCGGCACGAACGGGTTGGATGACGTCGGCGCGTGGTGCTCAATAAAGCCCAGTGATTTGTTGTTGCAGATGGCGTAGAAAAAGTTCTCCTCGTCCACGCCGTCGGGTGTCGAAAAGACGTAAGCCCGGCCTTTCGTCGTCAGCAGGGTGGGCTTAATCGACTTGGGCCATATCTCCTTCAACATCTCAGGGGATTTGGTGAAAGCGGCCTCATCGATAAGGATGATTTCGTATTCACGGCCACGCCCTGCCAGTTTGTTGTCGTTGGTGACCCAGAAGTCAATCTTGCCGCCGTTTTTCAGCAGCAGCCGCTTTTCCTGTCGGCTAAAGCTCTTTTTCAGCGGCAACAGGATTTCTTCGAGCTTGTCGTAAATCTCCTGGTACTGCCGGTATTCAGCAGTGAAGATGCCGACGCGGCCACCAAGCGATATATCCATACCCGGGCGTTTAAATTGCGCGGTGGCATACGTTACCGCAGCGCTCGACAGCATGAAGGTTTTACCCCAGCGGCGACCGCAGCGAACTGCGTGCAACTGGTCATCCCAGGAGTCAGACCAGACCTTTAACTGCCCGTCGTGCAGCGTAGGCAGGTAAATGTCAGACATGGTTATCTTCCCGGTATTGGCAGTGCGTTGTGCACGACAATGGCGTTGTCTTTATCGCCATCCTTCATCAGTTCAATTTCGTGACGAAGTTTCTCGTTCTGCAACTCCAGGCGCTCTATATCAAGCTGTGACTGCCGATCATTGGTGGCCCGCAGGAGAATGAGTCTGGCCAGTTCTTTGCGGGCGCTATCCTTGTCAGCGGTAAGGATCTCAATGCCGAATTTACCCAGCTTCACGCCATGCAGCAGATAACGCGCATCACCTTCAATGTCGCGGGTATCGGAAAAGAATGGCTCGCCAGTTCCTTCGCCATTGCAACGAGGGCATTCAGGGTTTGGATCTGCGTTATCAATGAACCCTATCCCCCCAGAAGTATCAGGAGGTGCGACGCCATCAGCCTCAGCTTTTCGCTCAGCGGAAAGTTGTTCTGCTATGTCACGCCACTGGTATTTATGCTCCTGCCCCCAGCAGTATCGACAGTTAACGCGGCGGTATTGCGCTATCTCGTTTGGGTCAGCATTAATGATTGCGGTCAGTTGCCCGATAACATCATCCAGTTCAGCGGCATATCGTCTTTGCCGCTCGTTGCGAAGGTGATGCACATAGCGTGAAACCTTAGGGTTTCTGAGGAGCTGACTGGCCGTCACGTAAGCGGCATTGCCTGTTCCCGAATAGCCAGCCAATCTGTACGCTTCAATGCGTGACTTTCCATCAACGACATGCTGCGCAAATATCATTTGCTGGTCAGAAATGCCGAAATCATCAGGGGTCTTCGCTGCGTGAGAATGCCTTACAGTGACAGGCTTTGTTTCTGGCTCAGGCTCTGCTTTCGTAGTTTTTTTTGGCTCTTTCCCCTTCTGCGAATTCGCACTTTTTTTCGCACTGCTTTTTTGCGAATTCGCACCGTAATTCGTAACTTTGATATAGCGCTTAGCAGTGGCGTAATTCAGTCCCTGCGCTTCACACCAGTCTTTGGGGGAAATACCGGATTTAGCATGCTCGGCGAGGAACTGGTCTTGCAGTGCTCCCCAGTCCGGTTTTGCCATGTTGAATCACCTGCGATTGACATTATCGAAGCCACTCAGTGAGTGGCCTCTGTAATGCCGTCAGTCTTTCAAAAACTCTCTTACTGGGGCGTGGGACTCAGCGGAATAAAGCGTTGCACCATCAACCTCAACAATGACCGTTGCGTGTGGGTTGGCGTTTTCGTTCAGCCATTTCACCAATGGTTTTGAGGCAGATTTAAAGCTGTTGTAGTCATAACGGCTTTTTGCTTCTTGAGAATCAGCCGCGGCTTTATCGTCTAGCGGATCTTCAATGGGCGTTATCTGCTTGCCGCGAAAAGCATTCGGATGATTCGAAAGCTTAGGGTTAGTTGTCATAGAGGCGGAAATCGATGCATTAACCCGCTTCATCACCTCCTCAAAAACCGCAGTGAAAACACTGTGAGATGGGGTGAGGTGAGAGATGTCTCTGCAAACCTCGGCGAAGATTTTGTTCAGGTCTTCCGCTGTAGGAACCTGGATTTCAATCGTAAAGAAATCACTTTTAAGAACGTGCTTGTTACTGTCGATTTCGGTTTCAAGAGGCTCATCTTCTTCATAAACCGGCGTACACACCATGCTGTCGATGGCACATGTGCGAATCGTTTTTACTTCCAGTTCATTGGGTTTGGTAAACAACTTAAGCAGGCTGGTTTCTTTATATTCCAGAACAGGAATATCACTTGAATATCCTTCAAGGATAAGTTTTTCCATCGGCTCTGAAAAAATGCTTGTGCTGAGGTTGCGGTAAAGTTTTACATGCCAGTACTTGATTAATTTCATTTTTGTTACCTTTTAGGTGTGAGCCTGTCGCATGGCAAAGCCGCCAAGAGCGAACGACTCGCCCAGGCTCACTACTGAAAGTCTCTCTTCGGAATGCGCATGCGAAGCGCAATAAAAAGCCCCGCGATTGCGAGGCTGTGATGATTTGTTATCCCACTACCGGGCCGGATGTGCTCGTTGCTGTGGAATCTGGCGCGGCTGCCGCTTCTGCCTGGAGTTGTTTAAGCCGTACCTGCACCAGGGATTCTACCTTATCGGCTTCGGCCTTTGCCGCCGCTGCGGCTTCCTGCGCTTTCGCTTCGGCGTGGGCTTTGAACCAGTCACGGATTTTTACCCAGCCACCAGCGATGAGCAGAAACGCACTGGTAGCGGCGGAGAAGTACAGCAGTAATGTTTCGAATAACGTCATTTCGTTTTCCCTTGCCTGAGTTGCTCGGACTGCCGGATGGCGGCCAGTTGATTGTTTGCTTTCTCTATCGCAGCCAGGAGAGGTTCTATCCAGAGAACAGCTTGGCAGTACGTCAGTTGGCTGGAGGGAGTGGCGCTATTACCGGCTTTGTCAGTTCCGGCGGTAGAGGTGTGCATTGCCCCGGCACGTAGACTGTTCGTGTAGTTGAGCAGCCCGTCAGCAATGTAAGCAGGCACAGGGTAATCACACGTTTTTTCACGGCGGAGTATCTCGCGGTATTCGATGACGGTTGTTTCTGCTCTGGCGTCCACGGCGGCATTAGCATCCACCGTACCGGAGGCAATAGCGCTGAATGCCTGACTTTCTGTTGCCTGCTGTTGAATGACTTTCGCCTGCAGGATGACATTGGCATCAGCGGTATCAGCGCGGCTGCTGTTGCTCGCATAGCGGGAACCAAAGAACAGGCCAAGCCCGGCCACCAGCAGGATCAGGAATACGATGATGCTGGCGCGCGCTTCGGCGCTCACTGGTCTATCCCCCAGCACGCAAGCGCACTTTCCTGGTCACGGCGTTCAATCTGTCCGTAGCAATTGTTGGAACGTACCCGGCAATCTTTGCCGCCGTCCTTAATCCACCAGCGGATAGCTTCACATGCCCCTTTGCGGTCGCCAGCATTGATGCGCTGGTAAAACGTTGATGGGAAGCATTTGCCAGGGCCAATGTTATACGGGCAAAACGAAGCAATCCCGGCCTTCTGCGGTTCGGTCAGCTTCACATGAATGTTTTTATCCACCCACGCCAGCGCCGCATCGCGTTCTTTTGCATTGACCTGATCGCATTTTTCCTGCGTCAGCTTCATACCCTGGCTAACTGGCTTACCGTCAACCAGCGTGGCGCCACGGCAAATTGTCCAGATCCCGGAACCATCACGGTAAGCCGTCAGACTATTACCCTCTTTCTCATTCAGGAACTGATCAAGAATGGTGGGGGCAGAAGCGCCAGCAAGAACAAGCCCCAACACAGCGGCGCTGAGTTTTGTTTTCGAGGCCATGGTTAATCATCCTGCGGTGGCGATACGAGTTTTCCGGCAGAAAGCGCTTTCTCATACGCTTTCGTCCAGCGGCGTTTGAAATACAGATTCGTGAAGTACGTGGCGGCACCAATGATGATCCCGCTTATCAGCGCAATAAAATTCCAGTCCAGACCGTGAAACCAGTCATAGGCCCGCGCAAGGCCTGTGCAAATCAAGCCGCCTGACGTGCAGTACGTGGCCGCCGAAAAGATTTTATCAGGCATGGTTTTGATCATCTCGTCACCTCGCGTTGAAAGCGGGTGCTGTGCGTAATAGGTTCAGGCCCTCGGACTGCAATTAACAACGAGACGATGAGGGTTGATTGTCCGGGGCCTGAAAATAGAAAAGCCCGCTGCATGGCGGGCAATATGGGTCGAGCAAAACCGGCGATTAGGCCGAAGGTACCCTGGATGGGTTTGATTGTGGGGAGGGATTCGAACCCCCGACTTAGCAGGTGTATATCATCAACGCATGAACACCTGTACGCTTATCGTTATTAACATTTGGCCTCTCTGTCACGCCACAACGGAAAGAGCACTCGCCTACCTCTATCGATGGTTACGGGCTTATGGGGCAGTATCGCCGATTCACCGAATGCTCTTCCCTGTTGTGTTGATATAGCTTCACATAATTCAGATCTCCAGAAACGAAAAAGCCCCGCGATATTTTCGCAGGGCCGCCATGTATTTCTATCGTCTTTGCCGCCATCTACAATTCAGGCAGCATATCAAAGTAGACTCAAATATGACCTATTTAATTGACTTTTGCAACACCATGCTGCGAAAAAGCTAATTTTTGTTGAGAACGTGATCGGACTATCGAAATCAAAGAGTGCCTGTCGAGAGACAGAAATACACCGCGCATGGCGCGCCAGTAGTCGCGATAGTTGTGTGTCCAGTTGTCAGGAGCGACGCCAACAAATCCCGCCAGTTCTTCATTCAGGTAGGTTTCTCTCCCTGAAAGTTGCTCTTTGACGTCCTGCGCCGCCAGCCAGATAAGCGCCTTGAGCTTCTCCTTCGTCTTCCCAGCCATGCGCCGGCCTTTAATCGTCTCGCTGAATAGCTGCCAGCCATGCTGAACGATCACGGTTTGCAGGCTGAAATCTGTGTCATGCAAATAGTTCCATTTCACCCAGGCGCTTTCGGCGTCTTCCAGCTTAAAGATAGCGCGGCGCCAGCTTGCGGTTGAAAACTCAACCGGGATGACCTGCGGTATAGAGGTGCCTTTAGCGTGTGACTGCTTGCCCGGAACCGGAGGATTACGCAGCATGATTTTCTTTCCCGTCACCTCGTCAACGATAAACTGGCGTTTGCGCGGGTACCGTTCGTGGGTGAACTGGAGTTGCTCCACCAGCGCGACTAATTGCCCCTTCGTGCGACCGCTAAAGTCAGCAGTGGCCAGCGCGATTTCTTCCCGGACGTATTGCAAAAATTGCTCGTTCATGCGGCGGCCTCTGATGGTTGTTTTTGCTGTGTAGTCTTAACTGGCTGGCTGTGGCGCTTTACTGCGGGCAGCTTCGCCCGCGCTACGCTTTCGGCCTGGTACTGGATATATTCAGGTTTCACGCGGCCTCCTGCTTTTTCAGGTCGCGGAGCTTCGCCCTGGATTGCGCGCGTATCGCATCCAGTTCTTCCCTGGTGTAACGGTGGGATTCGTTGTTGCACTCCAGCTTCTGCACGCCTTCTTCGCCTATTTCTTCTACCAGGGCGGCGCGGTATGCCTCGATGTTCCCTGATTTATGGACGTTACATGATGGGCACTGGAGCCAAACGTTATTGTCGTCGAAGCGGAGTTGCGAGGCTGTTGCTGTTGTCCGGTAGTGTCCGGCGTGCCAGATTGGTGCGGTTTTCGTTCCACAAGACATACAGCCATAGCCGAGCGATAAGAGATATTCTCGGCGCCAGTCGTTGTAGGCGCGCTGCGTCATGTTGATCCAATGGCTGAGTGGTTTTACTGCGGCCTTGCGCTCACGCCATTCAGCACGCTCCTTTTTGATATTCGCTTTGCGCTGTTTCTCTTTTTTCTTTTCCAGCTCATGAAGCGCATATTCCGCCCCATGTTCGGGACAGCACCAGCGAATATTGTCGTAAGCAGGAATAAACCAGACTGAGCATACTTTGCATTTTCGACGGGGTGGCTTACGCATGGGATTCCCCCCAGCGTTTGGCCCATTCGATTTCTAGGCGGGATTTTTCGCTGAACTTCACTCCCTGCTGATTACCGAACCAGTAAATAGCCTCGATGACGTCTACCATCTCGCGGACGGTCATTTTGCTGGTACGCTGACCAAACATCACAACGCCACCATCAAGGCCGGGAGCCATGCGCTGCTCTTGTTTTTTAGTCTTCACCACCAGAGCGGTAATGAGGTCTTTCCAGTCGTCGGAGTCGTACCTGTTGCCGTACCAGATAACCTGATCTGACAGGTCTTTCAGTAGGGGCCACATTTTGCGGTTTTGCCCCAGCGTGCGTGATGGCTCTTTAATGTCCAGAACCAGGGGGCGCTTATAGTCAACCGGGAGGCTGCGGATGTAATTTATAGCGCTCTGTTTAACGCTTTCGCTTACAAGGTGGAATTGCTGGCTCACGCTTCACCTCCGAAGAGGCTAAACGCAGAATGCAGAAAACCCTCAACATCTGATGACGCTGACGGCAGGAAGGTATTCTCAAATTGTTCGCGCATCAAAGTCCCCTAAAATGCGCGCAGATAGTTAACGGTTTCTCAGGCCGTTATGGATATTATGGACGGGCCTGGACGGTAAATCAACGAAGCGAGAAACATAAAAAAGCCCCTGCGAGAGGGGCTTGGTTTGGTGGTTATTGCTTCTGGTGTCCGGCCATTTGTCGCCGCATCTCTTCCATCTTATCGGCACGCTCAAACGCAATCTGTTTCCAGTCACGCGCTTCTGCCATCCACCAGGCTACATCGTCACGGAGTCGGCGCATACGGCGCTGTTTGAGTTTGCTAGGCATCGCGCTTATCTCTGTTGAGCATCTTGATTCCGTATTTTCCGACGCGAAGCTCTTTAATGTAGCCATTGCGTACGGAAAACGGGGCGGGGAATTTATCACGATTTATGACAGACATTCCGTAACCGAAAATACGGATCCAGAAACCGCCATCGTAGAATGCATGCTGAATCACCTCACACCCCCTTCGGCGCTGCTGGCAGAGGTTGCCAGTGGGTTACAGTGATTGGATACCACTCAATGCCATGGTTTTGCTCGTAAACCTGAGCATACCAACCGTCACCTTTAGGGTTACATTCGCAGTACTGACCAACGTGAAGCTCAACTCCAAAATCAGGAAGCGGCCAGACCTGCACAAACTCATCGTCTTCCGGCAACCGCTCGCTTACCGGAATCCAGCCGTCAGGTGCTTTTGGCGCTGCGGCGAGCATTGCTTTATACAATTCCACAAAACTATCCCATCCAACGGTGTACTTGAGATCGTTTTTTGCCGCCCAAACCATCTCTTGCGTTGGCTTTTCAGGGGCCAGCACATACCCGGCAGGCACCGTTACAGGTTGCGCTGAATTACCGGACTGGAGGGCGGCGCGCGCATTCCATCCGTTAGCCCACGCTGAGCAGTCCTCTGCTGGGACGCCGAGATTTCCCCAGGCGTAATCTGCCGTCATCTTCTCAGGAAACAACGTTTCGTCTTTCATGATTTACCCCCGTTGAGCATGGCGGCGCGGCAGGCGCTAACCACAGCCTTAGCGTCAGCATATGCCTGTTCCTGACTCTCCACGATTCGAGTATCCCCACTGATAAAGCAGCAATACCCAACAACCTTGTCACTGTCGTTGCTTTCAAACTTCGGCAGCGCGGATGAGTAAACAAGACCGCCTGGCATAACCTCATCCGGCACCGCAGGGACTGGCGCGGGGTGGGTTCGTAACGCGTCAATCGCTGCCTGGATTACCGCCTTATTTCCAACCGCCATGTTAGGCCAGAGAAGACTTTCAAGGGCGTCGGCAATGCGAATGGATTCGGAGTTAGGGATTGGCGCGGGGTGGGAATAAAAATACTCGTCTTCGATCCCATCAAGAGGCTCAGAGAAGCCAACAAAATCGCCATAATGCCAAGGATACGGACCAAACGGCTCGACACTTACACGACGATAGCGATGCAATGTAGGCTCTTGCTCATGCGCCTCCAGTGCGAAGCGGGCCATCGATAGAATCTCGTCAGAATTAACCCAGCTTACGATTTCTTCTTCGTCGTAAGATTCGCATTCAATGGCGCGGATTAACGTTTCCAGGCGCTCTTTGCTCGGTAATTGTGCTGTCATGATTGCTATCCTTTTATGGCGACAAAACGGCGCTCGTTATCAGTTGAAAGGTGCTCTGTTATGTCAGTGACAGTGTTTGCGTAGCCCGAAATTTCATCTTCGGATTGGTCCATATCCTGCAATACAACTACGGCATCAGGAGGCATTTTTCTTAATTTCGCAATAAGCTGCTTAACGGTCATCGTCATCTTCACTCCCCCACGACTAAAGTGATGCCGGCGGCGGCGCAGGCAGTCGCATATGCATTAGCAACGGTATTTTTACCGTCAACCCATCCCTTCGCGTAATCGTCGCTACAGCCAGTGAAATGAACGATGGCGAATTCGCTGTAGTCAGGCAACTTAACGGTGAGCGTACGGGCCTCCAGTTCGGCGATGCGCCGTTTTAGCTCCACATTCTCTTCTGCAAGCGATGCAGCGGCTTCCCAGTTAACAGCCTCCGCATGCGCTGCCTCTTTGTATGCATCGGAATAAACTCCAATCAGCGCCTTATCAGCGGCACGCTCTGCCAGCAGGGAGAGGATAGAATCAGGCGTGCATAATTCCGCCAGTCGCGCGTAATTCTCGTTTTCTGCTGAATACTCAGGAAAACAAATATCGCGAATAACGGTAAACACAATGCCGCCTTTATTTCTCAGGCACATTTTCCCGTGATACACGACAAGCGATAATGGCTCTTGCTTACCGCACGATTCAGCAGCCGCTTTGAGTGCCTGAATCTGTTCGCTGTTAATGGTCATAGTTCACCTAGGCGATATTGCTGTTCTGCCAAAGTTTCTTTACCGGCTATCTCAATTGCTGGGGCTAATAACTCACGATTTGCGCGCCCAATCGCACTGCGCGGATCGATATCAAGACCAGCAAGAGGTTTTGTAACTGCGTTGTTTCTGGCGATAATTTCAGCTCTGCGAATGTCGACTTTCGCAATTACTTGTTCGAAATGTTCTTCGCAGGAAATGAAGCCGCGATATTCATAGCAGGAATATCCATCGCAGATTTTCCCGCACAGGCAGCATTTGTATTCGCTCATGACTGCGCTCCTTTGCTCTCTATGCTACGGTAGTGATTTTTCCAGCGATTCTGTGCGGCGCTGCGACGACGAACAATGCAAAATGCCATGTCATCAAGAACGCCACTTCTGCGGTAGATGTAAACCGCCCGTTTCCGGTTACTAATTCTGAATATCACCCAGCCATGAAGGTTAATTTTTGTACCAAGAAGTCGGCGAGCTTTGCGGTTATTCATGGTTAGCTCCTTTGCTCTCGCGAAGCTGGCGGGCGAACTCACGCGCAACTGCTGCATACGGATGTTCTCCTGAGCCAACAACTTTCAAGCTCTCTGCAAACATCTCCACCCCTTCTGCTCTCAGCGCTGCGATTGCGGAGGAAGTGGAGGGGGTTTTCAAGTCAAGAAGCATGCGCACACTCTCTGTGTTTCCAGCATCTACCGATTGCTGCCAACTAATGGTTTTCTCAATCGCTGCGTGCATACTTGATGCTTCCACCACCAACGCGTCGCGCTGCTCAGTCACTGCTACCAGTTGCTTGCGAAGGGATTGCAGCTCTGAATCTTGCTTTTCTACATGGGCAATTAGCACATCAATACGCTCAGGTTTAGTTACGCGAGTCCAGTCAACAATCGGCCTTACGTAACCGTCGCCTGATAATGTCAAATGCAGAGAATTGCAGTATTCACGACGTCCTTTAGTGGCATTTATCTCTTGAATTATTTTATTTACGCTTTCCATCGTTACCTGTTTCATACCCGTGCACCCCCGAAAATTTTGTGGATCCGATAGCCCTGCCAGTTCTGTCGGCATTCGTCGCAAATGGTGTTTTTGTTTTCCCGGTCAAAATTCGTCGCCGCGCGGTACGTGACAGTTCTCCAGGTGCGGTTTTCAATGATCAACTCACCAGAGCGGCACATGTGGAATGCTGCCGAACTCAGTGTTTTTGCCGGGATTCCGGTGGCAGCGGACACCTCAGCAGTGGTGAATGTGCTGTGTCCGGCGGCCAGATAGTCCCGGATTGCGGTTTTAGCGCTCATCAGGAATCCCTCCCGCCTTTTAAACCAAACTTCTCGCGTATTTCCTGCACCTTCCGTAAACCCTGTTCGCGAGTCAGAGGCTTGGTACCCAGCACAGGCAAACGCGCCACAGGGGCCGGGATTTGCTCACCGTTGCGAATACGCCTGACCATTTTCGCCAGTTCCTCGGCGGCGCGGCGGCGCAACTCTGCATCACTGAGGCCAGCAGAGCGCATTACCTGATACAGCGTGGTGACCAGCCAGTAGGTTGCGTGATTCGGCCATGGGTAGGATTCAGCATCCGGGTACTGCCCGCGTGTGCGGCTGTACTGATAAACCATGTCCACGAGCTCAGCGGCATCCGGCAGGCCGATAGCAGCGCTCTCTTCGGCGCGGCACCAGGCGATAAACTGACCCGGCGATGGCAGGAATGGCTTTTCCTGCTGGCGTGCTATGCGCATGCCTCCGGCTACCTGTTCCATCGTCAAGATCCCTGCTTCGCCTAATGCCAGAAGCCACTGACGGCGGATTTCATCAAATTCAGCCTGGGTGCGGATGGTCGCTATTGCCGCAGGAAGAGCGGCACGCAGTTGAGCAAACAGGCCGTTGAATACCTCAGCAACCTGCTCAGCCTGGCGAACCGGCTCGCGCGCGTCCTGCACTTCCGGCAGACCGTGAGCAACGCGGCGGAAGTTTTCGCGATCGAAGTTTTGAAGCTGTTCAGAAAGACTTTTCATCGAGCACCCCGTTAATCCAGTCGGTGTTGTTGAAGTCGATGGCGTTCCTTCCTGCATGGAATGCAGGAGCACCACCGGATGCACGTTCTACCGTCAGGCGATCCCACTGTTTGCGCAGACTTGCGGGGCACATGATGTTTTTGTGCCAGAAGGTGTCTTTGCTGGCCCAGTCGTACAGCGAGCAAATCTCCTGGTGAGTGCGGCCGTCAATCTGGCGGATCAGGCGAATGGTGTTCGCCCAGGATTTCATGTCAGGCTCTTTGCAGGTTGGGTTGATTTTCTTCACGCGGTCGGCAATCCACTCAGCAGCTACCAAGTCATCAGCAGTACCCCACTTGGCTCCGGTGGGTGTGTAGATCACCGCTTCGGGATGAGCAGATAAAAACTTTTTCAGCTTCTCGTCGGAGGATTCGCGAGAATTCTTCGACGAAGATCTTTTAATGTTTTTATTGTTGTTATTACCTTGTTGTTCATGATTCTCGGTGAAACGCTCGCCGTTATGCTCTCCTGAATGCGCGGAATCACCTTCCGAAGCCTCGCCGTTACTGACTTCGTCATGCGCGGGCTTAAGCTCGGAGATTTGCGCGGGATAATGCGCGGGTAAATTGTCCATTTTTTGAGCATATTCAGCATAATTTGTGATGGTTATCACACTGCCTTTTCGCTTCTCTCCAGCGCGAGTGATCATCCCTTCACGCTCAAAAACATCCAGCATTCTGTCGACGGCGTGACGGCTGCATGGATTGCCCTCTCTGTCACATAAATTCAGCCCCAGCTCGGCTGAGGTGGTTACCAGTTGTCCGGTCTGCAGCGGCCACTGGCGCCCTTTGAAGTTCGCTGTGTACGGCTGGCGGGCAGCGCTCAACAGAAGGTTGTCCCACAGGGTCCGCAGGAAAACATCTTTCGACCATGGCTGCTTAAGCACGCTCCGGTACAACGGGATGAATCCGGTTTTCTGGTTCTCCATCCGGTTGCTCCTGGCGGCGGAATGCGCCGCAAAATTGGCATAGGCAACGTTCGTCATGGCTATGACTCCCGAGCCTGGTGTTTTGAATTACTGTTTGTCATAATGACTCCGTAATTACCGCTGTAATTGCACCCGAAGGCCGGTACTGTTCGAGCAGTCCGGTCTTCACCTTTCAGAACAGACATTCAAGCCTCCATATCGCCTTTCCCGGCTTCCCGGTTCGCCAGCAGAATGGCCAGCAACAGGGACATATTCGGCACGAGCTTTTCCCGCCAGCGGCTTACCGTTGACTTGTTAACCCCTGCCACCTTTGCAACGTTGGTCGTACCCATTTCAGTAATCTGGCTGTGCAGCCAGCTCTCTATACGTCGCGCCTCCGAAATGTTGCGTGCGATTGATTTTTCCATTTGTGATACTTCCTCTTGGTGTTGGGCCGCCGGTCAGGCGGCATTCGATTTATTTGTTTGCTCACCGAAAAGCAGCCAGCGCGGCTCACATTGAAGAGCTGTAGCCAGTTCAATTAATTTCCGTGGGCGCTTTGTTAAACCTGACTCGACCTGCTGAATGGTCTGCTGTTTTGTACCTACCAATTCAGCCAGGCTGGCTTGGGTCAGATTTAGTTCGTTACGGCGTTTTTTTACGCGTTCTGAAAGAGATTCCATGGTTCCTCCTTTACAAGGTTATTTGTATTTTATTGTCAAACAAACTTGTTTGTCAAATACCTTGTTTCTTGTAAGCATTGGAATGCTATCTATGAGGTGAATATGACTATTGCGGAGAGAGTTAAGTTAAGAAGAGCTGAGTTGTCCCTTACTCAGGCTGAATTAGCGGCCCTGGCGGAAACGTCGCAGCAAGCTATTCAGCAGCTTGAGGATGGAAAAACAAGACGCCCGCGATATCTTCCAGAGCTGGCGTCAGCTTTAAAATGCTCGGTTCAATGGCTTCTTACAGGCGAGCACGAAAAGAAAGATGAATTACCACCGCAAGCTGAGTGGGGAATGGTTGACGCCTGGGATAAAAATACACCATTACCTGCTGATGAGGTGGAAGTGCCTTTTCTCAAGGATATTGAATTTGCATGCGGCAACGGACGTATACAGAGCGAAGACCATAACGGTTTTAAGCTCAGATTTTCCAAGGCAACTCTACGCCGCGTTGGCGCGAATAGCGATGGCTCTGGCGTACTTTGTTTCCCGGCTTCTGGTGACAGCATGGAACCGGTCATTCCGGATGGAACTACTGTCGCTGTAGACACAAACAACAAGCGAATTGTTGATGGAAAATTATATGCAATTGCTCAACCGGGGGCCGGAGACGAAAAGTTAAAACGAATTAAGCAACTATACCGAAAGCCAGGCGGAATCCTGATAATTCGCAGCTTCAATAGAGAAGATGAAGAAGCTAACGAGCAAGACGTCGAAATTATAGGACGCGTTTTCTGGTATTCCGTTTTACTGTAGATAACATAAGGATAAATATGGATATTTTATCTTTTTTGTCTGGTGTGGCAATCGCCATTGCGTTGATTATTATTGCGATTTTTTTAAGAAAAAAGTCGCGAAAAAAAAGAATAATTAGGCAGTATCAGAGTTCAGATCTGGATTCTTCTCTAAACAAAGCAAGAACCTTATTGAATGCTGCAGATCATGTAAAAGCCAAAGAAAACAATGCTATTGCTGCTATATGGCAAGCAAGAAAATGCGATGAACATGCAAGTATCAATGAAAATGTTTATGCGATTAAGGGGTGCTGGGCTTTAAAGAAAAAAATGATGAAGGTTGGCCCTGCCGGGTATCTAAGCGACACGCCACTTCCGCGTTCTTGTGGTTGCTATTTAACCTACCTTTATAACCTCCGCAGCCTTCCAGAAAACATGCTCACAGACAACGCCAGAAAAATCATCAATAAATAACTAAATCACTTTAAATCGGCCCGCTCTGCGGGCTTTTTTTTCGTCATCATCACAAGAAACCCTTCCATAAAAATCCTGCAAGAAAAATAAATAACAATAAAAAACAACAGCATGACAAAATAAAACAAGTAAATACAAATTTACGTGTTTACAAGATTGATTGTATTCTTGTATATTTAACTCATCCAAACAACAGCGATGAGGCCCACCATGAATACCAACGAACAGCCAACCGAAAAAACCACTGAACCTGATTACACAAATCATGACCTGGTCTTTAACGGCTACGTCACGGACGAGCACGGAGAGACTCTGGCTGAGTTTTCAGGGGTTCTGGTTTTTTAAGCCTCTCGTCGAGAGGCGTTACCAAAGCTGATTTGCGAGTCAGTTTTGGTATCCAAACAGCGGGCTTCGCGGTGGTGAATTGCAGTCCACCGAGACAACCAGAAGACAAGCGCCTGGCTCCGCCAGCGAAGCCCACAAATCAGCGCAGATGGTTTTAACTCCGCCAGCCGGGCGATAACGGCAGAGGATGAGATGGAAATTACGCACAACAACCATCAGTACAAAGTTACCCCGATGGCCAACGGCTCGCTCTGGCGCCTGACGTCAGTCGATAGCCCACGCGAAAGCGTTGTCCTGAACCGTGACCAGATGGTCATAGCTGGCCTGGGTCATGTTATCGACAAAAGCATTGTGGACCTCAACAAAGTCCGCGCGGCGCAAAACAAAATCGTCATCGCCCGTTTTCTCGGTGATGAGCTGATGTGGACCAAAGCGGTTGAAGAATACCGCCAGGCAACCGGAGCGCAGCCATGAACACTTTATTTGCCCTGGTACTGACTGTCGGCCTGACCAACGGTGACTTTCAGGATGTTGTTGTTGGCGTGTACGACAACCTGCAGCAATGCGAAGCCGCCGCCGTTGAGCAGCAGGTAGCAGGCGAATGTTTCCCGGTTGAGCGCATTGTCCGCGCTGATGAGTTGCCAGCCGGCGACGTTGTGAAGTTCTGAGCCCTGACGGGCAAAACCAAATTTATCGACACAGGCAGCTTTTACGGTGCCGGGGTTTCTACAAACAAAATTCAGGAGCAGCAATGAGCGAATTAATCGTTATCGAAATAGCGCCAGAGCAGGCGCCAGCGCTTTACACACAGAACGGTCTGGATGGTTTTCTTGAACAGATCCGCAAATCAGTAAACGAAGTTCCAGACCTGTCGACGGCAAAAGGCCGCGCGCGCATTGCTTCACTGTCAGCCCAGGTATCACGCAGCAAAACTGCCATCGAAAAGCCTGGCCGCGACTATCTGAAACGCCTCAAAGAGCTTCCCAAAGAAGTTGAGGCAGAGCTTCGCCGCTTTGTCACTGAATGTGATGCTATCCGTGATGAAACCCGCCGTCCGCTCACTGAGTGGGAAGCCGAGCAGGAACGCATCAAACAGGAAGAAGAGGCGCGCATTGCTGCGGAGGCTCTGGCTAAACAGGTCGAAGCCGATCATGAAATCGCCCTGTTAATGGATCGCGAATTTGACCGCCAGCGCGAAGAAGCCCGGATTAAAGCGGAGCAGGAACAGCGCGATCGTGAAGAAAAACTCAAACGTGAAGCCGCAGAAGCTGCTCGTCTGGAAGCCGAAAAAAAAGCGCAGGCCGAACGCGAAGTTGCAGCCCGCCGCGAACTCGAATTGAAGATGCAGGCCGAACAGGCAGAGCGTGCCCGAGTTGAAGCTGAAAAGCGCGCAGAGCGCGAGAAGAAAGAAGCCGCTGAACGTGCCGAGCGTGAAAAACAGGCTGCCATTGATGCGGAGAAACGTCGGGCGCAGGAAGAAGCCGATCGTATTCGTCGTGAAGCCGAAGCCAGAGAAGCCGCGCGCATCGCTGAACAGCAACGCATTGCAGCAGAAGAAGCTGCCCGCGCTGCGGACGTTAAACACCGCAAAATCGTAGGCACTGAAATTGTTACCGCCTTACTGGCCCACACCAGCATTAATCGCGAACAGGCTATTGAAGTGCTGACAGCGCTCAAAGATGGCCTGGTTCCTCGCGCCAACATCAACTACTGAGGCTCATATGTTCCCTTACCTCAATTATGACCGTATCGAAGATCGCCGCTGGGTGGAGCAGCAACTCAGCGAAGAGCGCGACAAATGGATTGATGACCGGGCGAAAGAAATTATCGCGTTGTTCCCGACCAATCCAACTGCGCTTGTCGCCCTGTCTATTCCCGCAGACAAAAAGCCTTATGCGGGACTCAGCAGCGATTCGGCGATCGAAGCCTACAACGATTTTGTGTCTGCGGTGGCTTATGCACAGGCAACCCATGAATGGGATCACCGCACTGGCTGCCCGTTTTAATTCAGAGGAAAACAACAATGAGCACTGCTCTCGCAACGCTGGCCGGACAACTGGCCGAACGTGTAGGCATGAACTCAGTAGACCCGCAGGAACTGATTACCACACTGCGCGCCACGGCGTTTAAAGGTGATGCCAGTGATGCGCAATTCATTGCTCTGCTGATTGTGGCTAACCAGTACGGACTCAACCCATGGACCAAAGAAATCTATGCCTTTCCTGACAAGCAGAACGGCATCGTTCCTGTTGTCGGTGTTGATGGCTGGTCCCGCATCATCAAT